ACAGGACCACATTGTCTGAAGTCAAAAATGAATTGACCAAAATCAGCAAATTCATTGCAAGTGGTTATGCATGGGAAATCACAAGACGGAAAAATGATGCTGACAGCAAGGACTGGAGATTTGACAATGACAATTTCATTGCATGTGTTAAACGTGATACAAGGGAATATTCAGTTGAATTGTCAGGTCACTTCACACCAATTGCATTTGTATCAACAACTGAACCTGTTGGTGTTGTTGTTGGTGATGTGGTGACCATTACAGGAAGCACTTTCAATGATGGCACTTATACCATCCTTGCCATCACTGAAATCTTCATCATTGGTGGTTGGAGAATTTACCTTGAAGAACCAACTGTCACTGAAGCAGGTGCCACCATTACAATGTCAAGGGAAAACCCAGGATTCATGATTGAACAAGGCAATGCAAGTGAATCTGAAAATGTTATCAGTCCTGAAACTGCATACAATTTAAGGTTGTCACCTGTAAGGAATGCAATGCGCTGGATGAATAAGGTTTTTGCATCATATAAAAACTGGGATTATACCAACAAGATTCTTTTCACTGAAGGTGATGGTAATTATTTAGCACAAACAAAATTGGTTTATGAATCGGGTTGTGAATTGGAAGCAGTGCCAATCAAGGAAAACATGCCAATTGATTATACCTTGTTTTTTGATTTTGCTGACTTATATCCATTAATGCAGGCAGAAAGGATTGAATTTGATTATCCAATGTCATTGTATGACTTCAGGAACATCATGTCAAACCCTTATGGATTGATTCAATTTAATAATACTTGTGGAACTGATGCAGGATGGATTGAAACAATCAGCTACAAGCCAGAAGAAGGACTTGCAAAATTTATATTGATTCCAAAATACATTGTAATATGATAACATTATCAAGTCCAAGATTGTCATTTATACAATTCAAGGTAAGTGAAGGATTGCCACCATCAGGAATAATTTTGCCGATTGTGCAGGCTGGTGATTTATATTTTCAGGTATTACTGACTGCTGAAAGTAGTGGTGAAGCAGACACCATTGATGACAGCACAATCAACTTCAGTATTTACAGTCCTGATGGAACCTTATTGCATGATTATGCAGTTGGAGTTGATAACACATTTTATTTTTATCGAATAAATGAATTGCAGGTTCTTGCACATTGGCATAATGGATTCCCAGGATTGCTTTTTTTCGTACCTAATTACACATGCTTTAATATCCTTTTGACAATTTCAGGTGGTGATGCTTATGCAAGCAATTTTTTAAAATACATTTCAAATGGTTATAATTACACCACCTTGATTGAATATGCATGTGATGAAAATTCATATGGTTTCATTTATTGTGCCGGTTTTGCACACAACAGAATCAGGTTGCCAATGTACCTGTTAAAACCACAATTTATTGATGAAGAAGAAGTCTATTTTAAATCAGATGGAAGCATCAAGATATTAAAATCAGTTACCCGTAAATTATATGAAGGCAGTGTTGACCATGTGGATGAAGCAACACATGAAAAAATAAAGGTTGCATTGTCACATGATTATGTTGTGATGGACATACATGATGAAAATGGTCTTTCAATGATTGCTGGTGAATTTAGGAAGTCAGGTCAATATGAAATTGAATGGACTGACAGACCAGGTTATTCAACAACTGCACCTGCAAAATTCAAGGCACATCTGACACCTTATCTTGTAAGGAATGATAATTGTGAAGTATGTGAAGCTGCACCACCACCTGCATTCAATTTATATTGGACTTTTGAAGAACTTGATGGTCAGGAAGGTTATTTGCAGGTGATTCAGGATGGAAGCACAAATATTGTCTTCACATTTGTGACATTGGCATCATCACTTAACGTTCCAATTGGTGCAGTTCTTTTTGTTGCTTGTGGTGCAGATAGTGGAACACCAAATACATTTTTGCAAATTGTGAAAGATGGTTTCATCATTTATTCATCAGACAATCCATCAGCAACACCAAACAATTTTGAATTTACCATTGAAGCAGGTTCAACTTATAGCATCATTTCAAATGTCCATGCTGCACCACCTGTTTTGCAATGGTTGGTGGACAATGATGATGCAACAGGTGACAATGTTGGCAGGTTAATCATCACTGTCAATGGTGTGGAACAGGTCAATGAGAATGCAACAGGTGTTGGTTCAATTACACCACCAATTGGTTCAGCAGTTGTCATCACTTTTTATGATGATTTGGCATCTGCTGCTGATGAAATTTCATTGACCGTGAATGATGATTTGTTGGGTGAATTGTACAATGTTTCAGGTGATGGTTCAACACCACTGTCATATTCATACACTGCAACAGGACAAGTCCTTGTTGCATTTGGACGTGCATATGCAGCAGCAGCATGCACACCTGTTGCAGTGGTTGGTACACTTGATGCAATGCCAAATGCAATTGCAGGTCAACCATATTTTTATTCATTTGCAATCAACAGTGATGCAACACCAACTGTCAATTTATATCCATCAAGCAAACCATCATGGATGACAATTGCCAAGGTTGGAAATGAAATTCATTTTACTGGAATACCATCAACCATTGCAGAAAATGTTGATGTGATGGTTGCAGTTGTGAATTGTGATGGTGCAGGTTCAATTGAATTTGTTGACATGATAAATATTGTATGGCCAGAACTAACAATCACTGCATTGTATTTTGACACTTCATTCAGTGCTGCATTAAACGTTCCAATTGATGTTGATATAAATATAATCAACACTTTTTCAACCTGCTTTGACACTTGTGGTGGCAGTTCAATTGGTTCAATGCAACATGTTCCTGTTGTAACAATACCGGCAGGCAGTTTAGGCATCACATATGATTCATTAAGCAATACAGGCACCAATGGTCCACATCAAAGGGTTGATAATGCCATCAATATAAATGGAACACCATACAACAATGGTGCAACAGTGGCAACAGGTGGAATCAGTGTTGTTTTGCATCTTCAACAATGTACATAAAATGAAAAAAGGAATTTTAATCATTGCATGTGGTCATCAATATTATGGAAAGATGGCAGCAGCATTGGCAGCATCAATCAGGTTGAAAAGTGACATTGCAATCCATCTTGCATATGCAGGTAATGCATTGACACTTTTAAAGGATAATGAATTGAAGTTGTTTAATAGTAAAAGTGAAATACCAAATGACTTTTATTATCATGCAGGACAGGCAAAATGGATAAGGACCAAAATGTTCATATATGATTTATCACCTTTTGATGAAACCTTATATCTTGACAGTGACATGTTGTGGTTGAAATTATCACCTGATGAACTGATGAATGAACTGTCTGCACATGATATCACCTTTCCAAATCATGGTGTGAATGAAACCATGTGGGCAAAAAGTGGTGAAATAAAAGCAGCATATGGTGAAGGAAAATATTATTCCATCCATTCTGAATTGATATACTTCAAAAAAAATGATAAGGTGAAAAGGTGGTTTGATACTGCAAAAGAAGTGTATGATAATTTGAAGGTGTCACACAAGGTCTTTGCAGGTGCCATCCCTGATGAACTGCCATTTTCCATTGCAGGTGCCTTAACTGAAACTTATCCACATGAAGACAATTATAAACCTGTTTACTGGGGTCACATTGAAAAGAAACACAAACAGATTTATCAGATTGCCACTGAATATTGGGCATTTTCCATGGGCGGCAATGTAAACACAAATAAGGAAAAAATCATTTATGATATCTTGTCAGAAATGACATACAAAAAATTGGGTTTGCAAGGTTTCCACAAGTGGACAGAAAAAAGAAATTTTTTAAAAGAAAGGAAAAACGTTTGAATCATGCCAACAATTATTAATCCTGCTGATTTAAAAGCAAGGTTTTCCGGTTTTAAGCTTTCCATTGTTTATCAGGAAGCAGTGGAACTATATACACAACTTAAGGTTCATGCTGAAGGTTTGGTGCCAATAAAACTGATAAAGACGCAAAGACCAAATGAATCTGATGCTGTTCAGAAATACCGTGAAAGTATTTATGAAAGTGAAACACAAAACCCAATTGAAAAGGTGATTGGTGTGCTTGAAAAGATAAGACGGTCACCTGATTGGATGATGCAGTTCAGTGATGCAATCCCAAAAATCATCAATGAAGATGAAACCCTTGAAATATATCTTACAAAACGTTATCCTGTTTATGGTGACATTGAATACTGGCTTTTTGAAGAAGTGTTAAGAACCTTATCATTGGATGCAAATGCAGTCATTGCTGTCCTGCCAAAAGATTTTGTTGCTGCTGCTGGAACAGAATATTGGCAACCAATCGGTCAAGTTTTCAATTCACCAAATGTCCTTGAATTTGTTCCTGAAGATTATGCCATCCTGAAAAGTGATGAACTTTCATCACTGCTTTCACCTGAAAGGCAAGTGCAAATCATGTACAATCAACAGGCATTGCAAACCATCACTGCACCAACATACACTTTTGCAAAAGGTCAAGTGTATTATTTAATTACAACATCATCATATCAGAAGTGGGAAGAAAATGAAGAAGGAAAATATTTGCTGACATCAAGCATTGTTCACAATTTGGGAAAACTGCCGGTCTTCCAAGTCCCAGGAAAATTTGTTGCAAGGAAAGGATTGCACACCCTGAAGAAAACACCACTGTTCCCAATGGTGCCACATCTTAACAAAGCTGCACGGGAATCAAATGATTTGGATGCAGGTGTCATCATGCATTTGTATTTGGAAAAATGGAGAATCAACAACATCCCTTGCAATGATTGCCATGGAACAGGATATGTCACATCTTCATCAGGTGCAGTGCCTTGTTCAATATGTCATGGCACTGGTTATGCCACTGGGAAAAGTCCTTTCAATGAAATCCTGATAAAACCATCAGCCATTGGTGAAGGCAACATCCCAACACCACCTGTTGGATATGTTGACAAGAATCCTGAAATCCTGAAGGTCCAAAATGAAAGGATTCAGCAACATCTTTATAAAGCATTGTCTGCTGTCAATATGGAACACCTTGCTGAAGCAGGGATGAACCAATCAGGAACAGCCAAGGCATATGACAGGGATGAAGTAAACAATGTCATTTATACCTTTGCAGGCATGTTGGTCAATGTGGCAAATGCAACAGTATATTTCATCAATGAATTGAGATATAAAGGCATTGTTCCCAATGATGAACAAAGGCATGATATGTTGCCAATCATCCCTGTTCCTGAAAAATATGATGTTGTATCAACTTCATACTTGTTTCAGGAATACCAGACAGCAAAAACAGCAGGCATCAATGCCATCATACTGACTGAAATGCAAAAAGAAATAGGTGCAAAAAAGTTTTATGCAAACCCTGATGTTGCTGACTTCATAAACACTGTCATGAACCTTGACCCGTTCCCTGACAAGACCACTGAAGAAAAAGGACAGATTGAATCACAAGGATTGGCAAAAAAAGAAGATGTGGTCCTGTCACTTTATATCAATGATTTTGTCAGACGTGCCATGGAAGAAGACCCTGATTTTGCCAAGAAGACTGACATTCAGAAAAGGGAAATCCTTGAAGGTTATGCTTCAGAAAAGGTGGAAGAATTGGATTCAGCCAATGAAATATCTGAAGATATCATTGATGATGAAATTCCACCTGCACCTGCTGCTGCACAACCACCTGCTGCTGCAATTCCTGATGGTCTTCCTGCACCTGCACCACCTGCTGCTGAACCTGCACCTGTTCCACCAAAAACAGGACCGGCAAAGGCACCTGCAAAGGCTGCTGCACCTGTCAATCCTAAACCTTAAGCCATGGCACTGACTTTTGATGAAATATTGATTGCAATTCAGGAAGCAGTTGACCGATTGGGCAAGGTAGCTGCTGACAAACAGAATCCTTTATTCAGGGAAGTGATGACCATGCTGAAGCAGTTGGAAACAAAAGGTGACACCATCCTGAATAATGTAAACAACCTGAAATTAATAAACAATCTTAAGGCTAAAATTGAAAGGATTGTCATTGATAAAAAATATAAGGCAGAACTGAAGACCTTTGCCAAGGCATTTGAACAAATTGGTAATATGCAAAACCAATATTTTGCAACCTTCAACACCAAGTTCAAACCAAAGGCAGTCATGAATGTCCTGAAGAAAGATGCCATCAAAACAACCCTTACAAACTTAACTGAAGCAGGTCTTCAGGCAGGTGTCACTGATGGTTTAAGAAGGATATTGTTGACCAATGTCACAAGTGGTGGCAGTTATGCAGCATTGACAGACCAATTAAGAAACCACTTAACAAACAATGCAACTGGTGAAGGTGCCTTGGAACGTTATGTGAAGACATATGCAACCACTGCAATCAATCAGTTCAGTGCAGAATACAATAAAAAAATATCATCAGATTTGGGTTTAAAATGGTACATGTACACAGGAAGCCTTATCACAACATCCCGTGATTTTTGCATTCATGCAACTGAGAAGACGTATATGCATGAAAGTGAATTTCCAACCTTATTGAAAGGCAATATTGATGGACAGCAGGTCCACCTGAATAAGAAGACAGGACTTCCAGACGGCATGATGGAAGGCACCACACCTGACAACTTTCCAAGAAGAAGGGGTGGATGGAATTGCAGACATCAGTTGATTGCAGTGGATGATTTAATTGTTCCAAAAAATGTGAAGGACAGGGTTTATTCAACAAGGGAATTTCAAACATGGTCATTGCAGAACAATGTGCCGGTTGAAAACATGCCATAAAAAAACCGGCATCAAGTGCCGGTCAATCCTTTTTCTTTTCTTACAATGTCAATCCTTTTCATCAGGGTTTTGAACCAATTTTGAACAAGCATTTTATCATGTCCTGCACGTCTGACCCTGTCAAACATCCAACCAAGATTGGTCAGTTCATCAACTGTCCAATTTCTTATTTCTTCAACTGATGGTGCCTTGTATTTTGAAGGTTTACTTATCATTTTATTCACCTGTTTTTATTGATTTTACAATTGCCCTTGCCATCTTTTCAATTGTTGGATAAATAATCATCTTACCTGAAGCAGTCAGTTTCATCATCACTTGTCCTTTACTATAAGACCAACCTGCAACTTCATTTGAATATTTTGCACCATTGTTAAGACTTTCAATAACTTCTTTAATTTCTGCCTGACTGATTGAACATTTCATGATTGATTGTGTTTTATAAGACACAAAAATAATGGTTTCTTTTTACTGTCCAAATAAATCTTGACAGATTGACAAAAAAAAACCGGCATTCCTGCCGGTCATTAAACAATGGTTGTTTATTATTCATCATCAACCACCTTGAACAGTGGTTGATTTTTGTTTGAAATTTCATACACATAAACACCTGCCGGAAAATCTTCAGTTGATGTGGTCACAACTTTTGCAATCAAATCAAGTCCTTCATGCTTGAAAGGTTTGTTGATGATGGTTTGACGTGAATTGATTTTCAATAATTCAGCTAACTTTTTTCTGTTGATTGTTTTCATTTTTTTGGTTTTAAGTGGACCGGCACTTTCTGCCGGTCCTGTTTTTTTATTGATATTTCAAATCTTTTATTGATTCAGCTTCATACTTTTTTAAAACAGTGAAGGCTTTATCAAAGGTCTTGAAAGGTGTTCCTTCCCAACTGTTATATCCTTTTGTCGTTTGGAATCCCCAAAAACCATTGTCATCTTGTTCAATGGTAGCAATTTCATTCAATGAAGCTTCAAGTTCAATCCTGATGGTGGTGGTTAAAAATTTCATTTTATTGGTTTTAATTTTTGGTTTTAAGTGGACCGGCATTCCTGCCGGTCCTGTTTTTTTAAACAATTGGAATCCATAATTTTTTATCAAGATACTTTTGAACTGAAGTCAATGCTTCCCGATATTCCTGACCACCTTCTTTTTTAGTTACAAATAAACTTTTATCTGTAATCCTTACAACAATATCAATTCCTGATGCTTGACCATTACCATAAAAAGTTTCAAATTTCTGTCCAACCTTAACTTCAGTGCTTTTCATATATTTTTTGTTTTGTTCCACAAAACAAAGCCTTTTTTCAATACAGTCCAAATTTATTTTGACAATTTGGAAAGTTTTTTTTCAGTGCCGGTCAAAACAGGACCAATCCATCAGCCTGTTCCAAATACCTTTTCCTTCAAATCTTTCCATTCCCTTATAATACGGTAATACACTTCTGGTCTTTTCAGGACCAATCCATCATTAAATTCCAATCTGATTTGTTCTTCCTTAACAATCCTGCTGATGTCTGATGGCAGGTTCCTTAGCATGCTTGAACAGGCTTTATTATGTTGATTGTTAGATTCTTGCATAAATTCAGAATTAAGGTTTGTTTCAAATGTTGCAAATGTAGCATCATTCACAAGGCACTTCCAACTTATTCTTGACACTTTTGTTTCAGCATAAAGATTATAATACTAAAAAGGAAGATTTATGGCAAAGGTCTTGGTTGTCACTGATTATGGTGGTTGGCTGCACATTGTGCCGGTCAACAATAAGAATTGGCATTTGGAAAGGAACAAGGTCATCAAGGACAAGCAATACAGGCTGAAGGAAATGGAAGAAGAAGAAGCAAATAAGTTTTATGATGATAACAATGGTGCCGACCCGTCATTTGTTTCACCTAAAAAAGCAAATCAAATGATTGCTTCCAAGGATGATGAAATCAAACAGTTGAAGGAACAGCTTGCAGCATTGACCAATGGTGTCAGTGGACAAAAAAAGTCAGGTCATGTCATAAAGGAATCACCACTTGAAGCCAATGGTGATGCAGGACCGGCAGTAAAAGCCAATCAATTAAAAGGCAGTATTATAAATCAATAAAGTTTTTGGTGATTCTCATTTATATGGTTGAAGTATTACATTATCAATGGTCTGATGTTTCCACATTGGACCTTCAATAAAAAATAATTTTTGTTATGCCTGCACAATTTGGAAACCTGATAAAAAGTCTTGCAACAAAGGCAGGGTTGAAATCTGATGATGACACCATTAAAAAGATTTTGGCAATTGCTGATGTTTCCACATTGGAAATTCCTGATGAATTTAATCAGGCACTTGAAACCAACCTTTTGACAGAACAATCTGCTGCTGCAAATACCAATGTCAGAAGCAGACTGTTTGCTGAAGCTTTAAATGGTGTTGATGTTGAACTTGAAAAATTTATTCCTGATTATGAATTTGATGATACATTCAAGAATGAATGGAAAGCCAACAAAAACACCAATGACAAGATAAGAAGGCTGCAATCACAACTGAAGACACAAGTTGATAAAATAAAGGAAGCAGCAAAAACAGGAAAGCATGATGCAAATGCTGAAGCACAAGTGTCTGCTTTAAAAGGACAAATCACAGACTTAAACAAACAGCAGGAAAATTTGAAACTGCTGCATCAGACTGAATTGGATAATTTAAAAAATCAAAGTTTAGTTGACAAAAAAAATTATCTGCTTCAGACCAAGCTTGCAGGAAAGCCATTGCCCAAAAACGGTCTGGCACCTGAAATCAATATCTTAACGGCAAAGACCTTGCTTGAACAAGACCTTGCAAAAAACAATTTGACCATTTCATTTGATGCCAATGGTCAAGCAATCTTGAAACAAAGGAAAGACGGCAGTGAAATTGACTTTTTTGTTGATAATAAACTGGTGACTTTTGATGGTTTCATTGATGGTGTATTAGCACAAAACAAATTCGTTCAAATTAATGATTCGCAATCCCAACAAGGACCGAATAAAACGAACTTTCAGCAACCACCACCATCAACACAACATCCATCAAATGCTTCAGTTGTTGCAGATATAGATGCACAACTTATTGAATTAGGTGTGCAGGTGTGAAGGTGTAAAGTGTTTGCAAAAATGCTTTTTTTAAAAACACCTTATTGTTATGCCAAACGGTTTTGTCGCTGGTTTAGTTCTTACCAGCAAGCAAGTTTTTCAGGGTGCAAATCCATCTGAAAAAATTACACCACCAGGTTATCTAAAATATTTATTGTCAAACGGGATGCCCAATGTCATCAGCAATGGCATTGCAGATGGTTCCGGTCATATTCGTGATGTAATAATCAAATACAGACCAAGGACAATCCCAGGGATGTCACATACTGAAGATGATTGTTCAGTGCAGGCATCACCTGTTTACAAGGAAATGTCAATTCCTGCATTGATGTTCAGGAAGTATGGTGTTTTCATTGATTATGCAACTATTTCACGTTATGAAAAGGAAGCATCTGTCACAGTGATGGCAGGAAGACCGGCACCACCACAAGGAATCCTGATGGAAATTTATAATGCAGTTGTTGAAAGTGCAAATGGTTTGTTTGCTGACATCAACAATGATTTGCTGACATTACAAGCAGCAGCATTTGGTAAAAACCAAACAACCGGCAACAACACTGCAAAGACCATCAACTTTCCATTATCCACTGCAACCAATCCACTGACACAAGGATTGACCATGCTTGCAACAGATGTGATGGCAAATGAAATCAAACCACTTAATTACACCATTGTTGGTGATGGTTTGATAAATGCTGCTTATACGCAAATGCGTTATAATACGCAAAACACCACACAACAAAATTATCCTTCAACTGTTCCAAACTTTTTTTATGACCCTTACACAACAGTAAAGTTTGGTGCAAATCAATTTGGTGTCTTTGAAAAAGATGCTGTTCAATTGGTGAACATCAACAAGTTTGCAGGGTTTGTTGGTGGTGATAAAATGTCCACATTCTTATTCACCATGAAGCTTCCTGTTGTTGACAGTGCAGGTGACACAACACTTCAGGCATTCACCTTTGATGCACAATTGCGGCATATTGATTGCCCAACAGAAATTGCCATTGGCACTGATGCTGGTGGATATCCTGCACTGCAATCAGTTGGGCGTGGTTGGGTGTTGGATTTGATGGCAAATTATACACAAGTAAACATTGCAAATGATGCATACTTGGATGCAGACAGGTTGACCGGCAATAACGGCACTTTGCGTTATACTGCAACCAATGCATAAAAACTTTTTTTAATGGATTGTTTTCTTAATTATATCGGAATTTTTGCACCAGGTGTCAGTGTTCCACCTGCACCACCAACACCTGCTGCCTTTTCCGGTCTTTATATCAATAAAGATTTACCAATTTCTATTCAGGAAATTGATGCATTTGCAGATGCAGAACAGGAAACATTGTGGACTGTCTGGGATGAAGTGCAAAAACGTGGAATCAAAAAGTTTGTGAATAAAGTGCAGGCATCTTACCGTGAATTATTTGGAACATGTTTCATTGACAGTGATTGGTTTTGTGATAATAAGGAAGCACTTGCATTGCCTTTGCTTTATTTTTTAGGAATGGAATTGATGATTGAAAAAATTTATACAACAAGAATAAACAGATATACAAGGGCATTTGATTCAGCAAGGGCCAGAGAAATGCGGGAAGAATTTACAAATGAATTTTACAATCACCTGAAGGATTCACTGATGAACATTGGACAGACTGAAGATAAAGGTTGTGCTGCTGATGGCATCTTCATTTATTATGAATCAACACCATGAACATTGAAGTCACATCCAATTTGACTGAAGTAAGTGACAGGATAAAAAAGCACTTTCAGGACATTGCAAATGTTGATATAGTTGCAAGGTTGATTGCAACAACAATTCTTGGAATGATGAAAGTCAGGATTCACAAGAATGGACTTGCTTCAGATGGTGCAAGGATTGGAACATATTCAAAAGGTTATATGAAAGTTAGGACAGGTGATTTTGGCAACAGTGCAAGGGTCAGCAGGGGTCCAAATAAAGGCAAGGCAAAAAATGCAGGCACCTTCACTGAAAGGACAATCAAATTGAACAAGCAGACAGGAACATTTTCAGGTGAAGAAAAGGTTGGAAAGGAAAGACCAAAATACAACAGGACCAATGACCCGAAAGTGATTATTTCTTTAACATCTGCATTGGAAAATGATGAACATGTCATCCATCTTGGTTTGGGCAATTATGGAATAGGTTTTTTAAACAATGACAACTTCAAGAAATCACAATGGGTTGAAGAAACATATGCAAAAAGGATTTTTGGAACAAGTCAGGCTGAAAGGGATGCAATTGATGGATTAATTCAAAAACACATACAAGATGCCTTTTCTTGAAAACATAGTTGAATCAATCAACAGCAAAATAAAGGATGGACCCTTGAAATGTTTTCCTGCAAATAAAGTGATGACTTATGGAATCACTGAATCAATCCTTGATGCATCAAATCAGGAAGGTCAAAGACCTATAAGATATCCAATAACGGTTGATGATAAAGGTGAAGGAAGGCAGGTGGCAGTGAATGACCTTTTTGATATCACCATTTATCACAAGCTTGAATCAATCACAACAACACTTGACCCAAGGAAAGGATTTGGTGACAGTCATGGAACCTTTTTTGAAATTGCAAATCTTGCAATGATGGTTCTTGCCTTCAGGGATAAAACAGGCAAAACTGCATCATGGTTGGAAATGGCAATCAAGGACAGTATGCCAAATATTTATAGACTTGTTGACAAGCAGGACAGGAAGTTGCAGGATTCTTTTTTGCAACCAACACAATCAAATTTTGATAAACCTTCATTGTTGTCAAGGGAGTATTCAGATGTTGTTTTGAATTATCCAAGTTTGGTTGTTTTTGAAATCAGATACAGGATTGAAAGCAATTATCAACAAGGTTGTTTTCATTGCAATTGTGCTTAAAAAAAATTATTTAACATTAAAATTTTTCATTATGCCTTATGATAGTTATTATGGCAATTGTGATGAAACAATTGACCCGCATTTTTGCCGTGTTTGTGATGACAAAACTGAAAAAGGACGTATCAGAAGGGGTGGATGGTTGAAAAGTTCATCATATGCTTCAGTGATGGCAAATCCAATTGACCCTGCTGTTTGGGCTGCTGCACTTGCTGCTGGTGAATTTATTGCCTTGCCTGAATTGTCAGGAACCTTTGACGGTGGTGCGCCAAAATATACTGCCGGATATGGTGATGTAAAAGAAAAGTATGATGGCAGTGATTTTACTGCAACAATCAAAGACCCGTTATACACTGAAAATTGGCAGCATTACAATTCAATTGTTGGAAAAAGCAATTGGCACCTTGTTTATTGCACTGAATCACAAACACATGTTTCAGGAAAACCGGTCACAGTTGCACCAAAAAATCCAATCACGGAAAATGTGGATGATGATGTCATCTGGGAATCTGAAGTGAAGTGGTTTGAATGGTTCACACCTGCACCACATGCAGTGCCACAAGAAGTCTTTGCATGTGAACCACCTGAAGAAGAAGAACCTGCATTGATGGTCCGTGAAAGTGAATTGACTGAAAGCTGATATTGGGTTGGTTAAGTAGTGGCAGGCAGAAATGTCTGCCTTTTTAAATATTAATTAATTTTAATTTAATGCCATGCAATTAATCACTTTTATCTGCATCATGATGGTTTTTGTTTTCAATGTCATGCAGAAGCTTTATGAATGGGCGCAAAATCCAAACATTAAGACACTGATGATTTTTGAAATACTGAAGGCACTTGCAGGAATCATTGGGTTTGGTTTACTGATTTTTAAAATACTAACATGAAGCTGAAAATCACTTTCAAAGTGCCGGAAAATTGCAAGGCATCTGCTGACATTTATAGTGCTGATAATATCAAGCTTCAAAACTTATGGAATCAAAGGTTGGTATATACGGGAAGGACATACACTGAATGGCTTGATACAGACCTTCCTGTTGGCAGTGCATACAAGCTTGTGTTGACCACCAACAACATGAAAACGGTCTGGGAAGGTGTCATTGGAAACACTTCACTGAAGCAATCAGGACCAACCATTTTCTGGAACATGCAGCAGGCACAAGATTTGGATGCAGGTGTTGATTCTTATTTTTATTGCACTGGCTACAATGAAGGCAAGACTTCCTGTTTCAGAATGCTTAAAACAAATACAGGTGAATCAAAACCTATCTACCCAAAAAGGGGCATGAATGGTCTGCATGTGGTGGTTAAAGATGGAATTGTTTATTGGTGTGGCACTGATGGTGGAAGGTGGAAATCATATGCTGATGAATTTATTGAAAGGTGGATTGATAAGAAAATGACACTGGCAGCAGCATGTGAAGGAATGGGAGAAGCAACATATGACAAAGTTAAAAAAGGTTTATATGCAGTTGTTGGTGCAGGTGATTTGTTTGCAGGTTATAGAAAACCGGAATATAACAAAGCAGGTTTCACACAATGGTTTTCCACATATTGTGTAAAGGATATTTGGTGCAGGACCATGGCAGGCATTTGGGCAAGTAAGGAATCAGACAACAGTCAGGTGAATTTCTTATTTGGCAAGGCATATCAGCCTTCATTGGGCATGAATTATCCATCAATGATAATATATGAAGGTGACCTTGCAGACGTGACAGGATTGGCTGTCAGTGACC